GCTACGACTTCCGCTGCAGCCTCGGCCATACGCATCCGTTCGTCCTCGAAGCGGTCGCGCTCCTCGGTGTGACACCCCCCGGGATCGGGACTCTCGACTCACTCCAGGACGTGGGCGCCCTCTACGGCGTCGCCGCCGCAGCACCCCACCAGTCCGGCTATCTGATCCGCGCGAGCGTCCCTGGAGGCGTCATGCCCAACCCGCAACCCCGAATGATCGCGGCCACCGTCACCAGCGAGGACGTCCGCCGCGCCTACTACGAGGGGAACACCTCGTATCAGGTGTGGATCGAGGAAATTCAGCTCAACCCGTTGCAGCTGATCGTCATCGACGACGAGGACGGTGAACGGTCCCGCGTGCCGATCAAGATCGGGTCGGGCGACGGGTCCGACGCAGTCACGTTCGGGACACCGGTCCCGGTCGTCGTCCGCTATGAGGACGTCCCGAACGAGGACACGGCCGAGGGTGTGGCTGCGTCTCATCTCGTCTACGCGTCTCGCGTTGAGTCCCGCGCGGGGATCGCCGCAGCACCCCCAGTACTACCGGCCGAGCCGGTGGAAGGCACTACCCCAACCCAACCGGAGGTCATCGTGGCTGACGCCTCGAGCACTCTGCGTGAGGGACTGCTGTCCCGGCTCGGCGTCACTGACGTCGACGTCGACGACGACACCCTTCTCGCCGCCCTCGGAGAGGCGCTCGCAGAGCGCGCCGATCCCCCACCCCCAACCGAGCAGCCACTACCAGTCGCCGCATCCTCTGTCAGGAGCGCGCCGGCCGGTGCCGTCGTCATCGACCAAGTCACCCTTGAGCTGATCCAGGCTCAGGCGCGGCGCGGCGACGAGGCGTTCGCGCGGATGGCCGCCGACGAACGTGACCGGACCATCTCGGCCGCGGTCACGGACGGCAAGATCAGCCGCGCCCGCGTCGACCACTGGCGCACGTCGTGGGGCAACGACCCCGAGGGTACCAAGCAGGCCCTCGCGGCGATGCCGAAGGGTCTGGTCCCGGTGGAGGCGTTCGGCGGTCCTGGTGACCCCGACGCGTTCTCCGAGGAGTACGCGCAACTGTTCCCACCGACGAGGGAGGCGTGAGTCATGGCTGACTACACACCCGTTTTCACGAACGGAGTCCAGCCGTGGACGGCGACCACCTCGGCCGCTGTCGTCGGCGCCACCCTCCTCGAGACCTCGACGACGGGTGCGGTCGCTACAGCGGGCGCCCTGTCCCTCAAGGTCATCGGGGTCGCCGCGCACGATGCGGCGTCCGGCGCGCGGGTCACCGTCTGGCCACTCACCGGGGTCGTCCACGAGCTCGTCCACACCGCCGGCGGCACCGTGGGTGACTGCATCGTTGCAGCCGCTTCCGGCGCGCTCGGCACGGCCACGCAGGCTACTGCGGCTGCGGCCGGGTACGACCTCGGAACAGCCCTGACCACTGCAGGGGCCGGGCTCAAGCTCCGGTTCCTCGGCAAGTAACGGAAGGAGATAGACCATGCCAGGCACATACCCGGCTGCTCCTCCGTTCCTTACGGGCGATCTGGAGACCGTCAGCCGTTTCCTGCAGTCCCCCGCGCAGATTCAGCGCAGGCTCCGCACGTTCACCGATCTGCGTTTCGTCTCGGACCAGATCCTCACCCAGAGGTTCCGCTCCCAAGGCGGCGCCGTCATGTACGAGCAGTCCGAGCCGTTCGTAACCGACCGCACAGTTGAGGCGGTCGGCCCCGGCTCGAACTACCCGTATGCCAACCTCGCCACCGGCACTGCGGCGATCGCGGCCATCCAGAAGTGGGGCCAGAAGGTTCTCCTCACGGATGAGGAGGTCAGCCGCAACGCCTACGGCGGCGCAGCTGTCGACCGGTCGCTCCGCAAGGTGGTCAACTCGATCATCAAGCAGGTCGACGGCGTCACCATGTCAGCCATCGCATCGGCCGTCACCCAGACGTCCGTCGCCACCGGCAGCGCGGTGGGCTGGACCACGTATGCGACTCCCGTGATCCTGCGGGACATCCTCAAGGCGAAGGCCGTCATCGTGGCCCTCAACCTGGGGTACAAGCCGGACACGATCCTGCTCAACGACAGCGCATACGCGTATGTGATGTCGGACGACAAGGTGACGAACGCGTGGAAGCGGGAGACCGCCGACAACCCAGTCAGCACTGGCCAGCTCGGGACGATCGCCGGCCTGAACATCATCATCACCCCCGCCGTCGCTGACCCCTACGTGCTGGACGCAACCCAGCTCGGTGGGATGGCCGACGAGGTCGATGGTGCGCCGGGGTACGGGCTCGCGGATCTGGGTGTGCAGATCAAGTCGATCCGCAAGGACACCCAAGATGCTTGGGACCTGCAGGGGCGTCGCAAGACGGTCCCGGTCGTGCAGGAGCCGGGCGCTGCGGTCAAGATCACCGGCACCGGCACCTGAGAGGCGGCAGATTATGGCAGCCAAGAAGACGACCTATGTCGTGACCGCGCCGTACATCACGGTCCTGACCGGCACCCCGGAGGGCTCCCGGATCCTCGGGCTCTACGCGGGCGCACACGTGCCCGACGACGTGCCCGACGATGTGTTGCAGCACCTTCTGGTCAACGACCTGATCGCTGTAGCAGCGTCGGACGGCAGCCCCGTCGACGACGACGCAGAGAAGCCCGCGCCGGCTAAGACTGCGGCGAAGTGAGAGACGGGAGGTGACGTAGACATGACACTGCCGACCTGGTCCCCGGACCTCGCCGACGTTGGTGCCTACGTCACCTCCCGCACCCTCGACAACTCCATTCCCGGTGATGCGACACCGACTGGGACGTTCAACGAAGACACCTATCCCACCGACGCGCAAGTCGAGGGGATCATCCCCGGCGCCTGCCAGTGGGTGCTCGTCAAGACGGGCACTGTCACCGCCACGTTGGTCGAGATGGCGAAGGCGTGCGCCGCGGTCTACACGGCGGCCACGGTCGAGCTGTCGTTCCCGCAGCGGAACGCGGACGTTGAGAACGCGCAGGCGCTCCTCGCGCTCGCGACGTCGATGCGTGACGACCTGGCCCGAGCGAATATCGAGATCACCGGTGTTGACCCGGCGTCGCCTACGAGCAGCCTTGTCCCGCAGTACGCGTTCCCCGATGCCCCATGGTGGGGCGACTACAACCGGCTTGGGAGCTAGATCATGGCAGAACTGACCACAGAAGAGGCGACCGCGAAGGAGTACGGCGAGTTCGTGGCCGTCGCCCCGATCGAGATCGGCTATGCGCGGGCGTTCAACCCGGGCGACCCGGTCCCCGCGTCGACGGTGAAGGCGAACCCGGACTGGTTGGCCGACAAACTGGTCGCGAAGGCTGGCACGAAGGCCGCCGAGGCGGTCTGAACTGTGGCTGTCGGCGGCCGGATCGAATGGAACGAGGCGGCGTTCCGCGAACTGTTCGAGTCCCCGACCGGCCCGACCGCGCGGCTCTTGCTCGGCGGCGGCGAGAGGGTCGCGCAGGAGGCGAAACGTCTAGCGCCCGTCAGCCCGCACGGCTCCCACGGCAGGCAGTCCGGTTACCTCCGATCCGCCATCGGGTTCGAGCTCGGCTCCGACGCCCGCGGCCTGTACGTCGACATCTCCTCACCGGCACTGTCCGTCGACGGCGCACCCTACGGGCTATTCCAGGAAGTCGGGACCAGCAAGATGAAGGCTCAGCCGCACTTGCGGCCGGCGCTGTTCATCCTCAAGGGGTCACTCTGATGGCGTCGTTCACCACGGTCACCGTTGACGCTGAGGGTGTCCTAGCCAGTTGGCTGAACAGTCTGACGATGACACTGGTCGGGGCGACGCACCCGTTCCGCGGGTTCTTTTTCGAGGGGCAACGCTCCCCCGGTAGCGGCACCTACGGATGGTTGACGCGGATCGCCGGCGTCGATGCGTGGTCCGTTGAGGCTCCCGCTGATATGGCCCGCATGTCGTGCTCGATCTTCTCGACCACCAAGAAGGCCGCCGCCGACGCCGCCGTGGCGTATGCGAACACGCTGCGGACCCTGTCCGTGGTGCAGCCCGTGATCGGCACGACGCGGATCCGGCTGGCGGGCAACCTGTCCGGCCCGTTGTGGATCCCGAACGTGGCGAAGAACGCCCCGCAGTACCTCGTCGACGCCGACGTCTACTTCACCCCTACCACCTAACACACCCGCACCCCGTCACCTGTCCGGCCCGCGTAGCGCGGTCCCGGCGCACTGCCATGCCACGAGCCCGGAGGCCCCGCCATGACGCAAGCCATCACCGTCCCGAACCTCGCCACAGACCCCGGCTACCTGTTCTGGGCGCCCCTCTCATCCACAGTCCCCGTCAACACCGTCGCCGCCAGCGTGTTCACCGACGCCTGGAACGCCGCCTTCATCCTCCTCGGTGCGACGAAGGAAGGCAGCGAGTTCAACTGGCAGACCCAGACCGACACCATCGACTGCGCCGAGTTCCTCGACCACCTCCGCTACGTCGACACCAGCCGCGAAGGGACCGTCAAGTTCGAGCTCATGACCCTCTCAGCGGCCAACGTCAAGAAGATGCTGAACGGCGGCACCATCGTCCCGACCGGCTCCGGCGCCACCCTCTCGAGCGTGTACACACCGCCGCTGTTGGGTGCGTCGGTGCGGTGCATGCTGGGTTGGGAGTCGCAGGACGCGACTGAGCGGTTCGTGTGGAACCAGTGCTACCAGACGGGGCAGCTGACGATCTCGCGGAAGAAGGGCGCGGATAACGCGACTCTTCCGGTGGAGTTCTCGATCGAGGTTCCGACGTCGGGTATCCCGTTCACTTATGCGACTGCTGGGGCGGCACGCGCATGAGCGACGTCAACCCGGTCGCAGAGGCGATCAAGGTGCAGCTGGAGAAGGGTCCAACGATCGGCACCGATGTCGCTACGGGCGAGGAGAACGCCGACGTCCTCGTGTTCATGGGCCGGCCGTTCAAGATCGCCGACAGGTTCGGGCTCATGCCCCTCATTCGGTTCGGCTACCTGTCCAAGAAGGGCCTCGACGCGGCTGACGAGGAGGGCCTGGCTGCGATGTACGACGTCATCCGGCAGGCCATCGCTCCTGAGGACTGGGAAGCGTTCATGGACCATGCGGCCGATACCCGCGCGGACGCAGACGACCTGTTGGGTGCTGTCTCCGAGGCTATCCAGGTGATCTCATCGCGCCCTACCCGGAGGCCCTCCGACTCATCGGATGGGCCACCAGCCATCGAGACGAGCTCGTCGGACGTCTCATCCTCACCGGAGTCATTCGAGTCGCCGCGGGCGGCGCAGCGCCGGGAGCACCTGAAACTGCTGGCGCCGGTGGGCGTGGTGGCGGACGCGATCGAGCTGACTGGTACGGGCTGACCGGGTGGCCGATCGGCCTGTTCTGCGACGTCGTCTATGCCCTGCTCGTCGCTGACGCGGCGGGCATGGACCGTGCGACCGCCCTGTTCCACGACCCGGCTAAGGGGTCGACGCGCCGTGAGGCGTTGGACGACTGGCTGGCGTCGCCGATGGACCCGCGTCAAGCGCAGGTCGACCGGGACTTCGCCGCCTACCTGCTGGCCACTGATACCTCTGGGGAGAGCTGATGGCTACTGCTCTCGCTGAGGCGTTCGTTCGTATCCGGGCGACCGGCGAGACGTTCAAGGCTGACACCGAGAAACTCGTCGGCGGCATCGATACCAAGGCATCCGGTGACAAGCTCGGCAAGGGTCTCGGCAAGAATGCCGCGTCCGGGTTCGGGTCCTCGTTCAAGACTGTGCTGGGTGGCCTCGGTATCGGTGTCGGGATCGCGGGGGCGTTCAAGGCGTTCACGTCGACGATCGCGGCCGGCCGAGAGAGCAACAAGGTCGGCGCGCTGACAGCGCAGGTCATCAAAACGACCGGCGGCGCTGCGGGTGTCACGGCCAAGCAAGTCGGTTCCCTCGCAACGGCGATCTCGAACAAGACTGGCGTCGACGACGAGGCGATCCAGTCCGGCGCGAACCTGCTCCTCACGTTCACGGGCATCCGCAACGAGGTCGGCAAGGGCAACGACATTTTCAACCAGGCCAACAAGACCGTCACTGACATGTCGGTGGCATTGGGCCAGGACACGAAGAACTCTGCGATCCAGCTCGGCAAAGCGCTCAACGATCCTGTCAAGGGTGTCACCGCGCTGTCTAAGGTCGGCGTTTCGTTCACGCAGCAGCAGAAGGACCAGATCAAGACCCTGGTCAAGTCGGGTGACACGGTCGGCGCGCAGAAGGTCATCCTTGGTGAGCTGTCCAAGGAGTTCGGCGGCGCGGCTGCGGCGTCGACGACGAATAGTCAGAAGTTCGGCGTCGCGATGGGGAACCTGCAGGAGTCCATCGGCCAGAAGTTGATCCCGGTCATCGACGGGTTCGCGAACATCCTGCTTACGAAGGTCGGCCCGGCGCTCGGCACTGTCGGCGGATTCTTCCAACGAAACTCGGACGTGCTCGTCCCCCTGGTCGCCGTGGTCGGTGCCGCTGTCCTCGTATTCAAGGCGGTGACATTCGCGACGGAAGTTTGGGCCACAGTCCAGAAGATCCTGAACAGGGAATTGACGCTCAACCCGATCGGTCTAGTTGTTGTTGCGATCGCTGCGCTCGTCTTCGGTCTCATCCTGGCCTACAGGAAGTCTGAGACGTTCCGCAACATCGTCAACGGCGCGTTCCATGCCATACAGGCGGTCGTCGGATCGGTCGTCGGGTTCATCAAGGCCCATTGGCTACTCCTCTTCGCCATCCTCACCGGCCCGGTCGGGCTCGCTGTCAAGTGGATTCACGACCACTGGGACGGGATCATCACCTTCTTCAAGGGCGCCCCCGGGAAGATCAAGACGGCGTTCTCCAAAGTCGGGGACGGGATCCTGTCGCCTTTCAAGACGGCGTTCAACGCGATCGCCGACGCGTGGAACGGGTCAGTCGGGAAACTCTCCTTCCACATCCCAGACTGGGTGCCGAAGATCGGCGGCAAGGGTTTCAGCATGCCGAAGATCCCGCACTTCGCGATGGGCGTCGACGACTTCGCTGGCGGCCTGGCAGTCATCAACGAACGCGGCCCGGAAACCGTCTGGCTACCAGCCGGGGCGAACGTCACCCCGCACGGGAAGACACCGGACATGGGCGGCCGGCAGACGACGCAGGTCATCCAACTGCAGGTCGACGGCCGGACCTTGGCTGAGGTCATCGTCGGGCCGATGGGTCAGCTCCTCTCGAATCGGCCCCTACCGTGACGACGACGATCACCCCGACCGTTGTCGGCTCGGGCGCACCCGCTGTTGACTGTGCCGTGGTGTGGAATGTCGGCGGCGTCACGCAGGTCACCATCGAACGGTCCGTGGTCACCGGGGTCTGGGTGCCGTTGCGGTTCGGGAACCCCGCCACCCTGGCCGCTGGCAGTGTGACGATCCGGGACTACGAGGTCCCTGACAACGTCGCCGCCACCTACCGCACCTACCCGGCCGGCGCGCCATCGTCTGCGGTCACTGGCGGGCCCGTGACGGTCCCGGAACGCACCCCCTACCTGATCCACCCGGCGTTCCCCGACACCCTGTCTGTGAGCTTCCTGCCGATGGAGTGGCCTAAGTGGTCCCGGCCCGTCCGGCAGGAGACGACGACGATCCTCGGAGTGGCCGCTCCCGTCGTGGTGACCGACGTCCGGTCGACCCGGCAAGGCACCCTCGGCATCGTCATCCGGTCGGCCGCCGAAGAGGTCGCCCTGAACACGCTCCTGGATTCGACGCGGGTCCTGTTCCTCAACGCCAACCGGTACCCCTCCGCGGGCGGCGTCTGGGTTGCGGTCGGCGACGAGGACTGGACCGCGCTCGAGGTGAAGATCGGGGCGACGACCGTCCCGTTCTGGCGGGTCGACCTCCCCTTACAGGAGATCGACCGACCGGCGACCCTCTCGAGCGGGGAGGTTACCTGGCTGGACGTCTCCGCCCGGTACGCTACCTTCGACCTCCTCGCCGCCGCGTACACCACGTTCGACGCGTTCTGGGTTGACGCCGCTACCTGGACTAGCTGATGTGGCCAGTAAGCCAACGGTTCCTGACCGCCATCACCGAGTCCCATCAGGTCACCTCCCGGGTCGAGCTCTGGTACGGCGCGACCATGCTCGACGCAGACATGACCGTCGTGTCCGGGGAAGTCTCTGGGCAACGCAGCCAGGTCCGCCGAACCATGAGCCTGACCGTCACAGCCGAGACGGCAAGGTTGCGGCGCGCACTGTGGGAGCAGGTCGCCCTACCGGGTGTCGAGGTGCGGGCGTTCCGCGGGGTGCAGTTCCTCGACGGGTCGCAGACTGAGATCCCGCTAGGCGTGTTCGTCACCCAGCAACCGAAGATCGACGAAGCCACCGGCGCCATCGTCTTCGGGGCCTGCAATGACCGGATGCAGCGGGTCATTGACTACACGTTCGAGTCACCCCGCACAGCGTCGGCCGGGTTCACCATCGCCCAGCAGATCCAACAGCTGATCGGTGAGGCTGTCACCAGCCTGGCGTTCGTCGACCTATCGGGTAGCGGTGACGCGGTGCAGGCCGCGATCTGGGAGTCGGACCGGGCCGGCGCTGTCACCCAGTTGGCGACGGCGATCGGCTGTGAGGCGGCGTTCGACGCGCAGGGGTCCGCGGTCCTCAAGCATGTGAAGACGCTGTCCGACCCGGCTGACTGGTCGATCTCCCCGAAACAGAACCTCGTGTCCGCGGCCGCTCAAGTCGACTGGACCAACGCGTACAACGTTGTCGTGGCTCGCGGTGACCAGACAGACGGCACCGTGCCCGTGTTCGGCATCGCCCGCGACACCAACCCAGCCAGCCCTACCTATTGGCGGGGGCCGATGGGGCCGAAGACGAAGTCCTACTCGAGCCCGCTGCTGACGACGAACCTGATGGCAGGCAAGGCAGCCGCCACGATCCTCGCGAAGTCGACGGGCGCGCAGAAGCAGATCGACCTCACGTCCATGGCGAACCCTGCCCTCGACGTTGGCGACCGTGTCGACGTCACCCTGCTGTCGGCGGGCTGGTCCGAGCGTCACGTGATCGACTCGTTCAAGATCAGCCTGACCTCCGCGTCGATGTCGATCAGCACCCGCGCCACCGGGACCACGGGGGCCACCGATGCCTAGCCTCTCCGACCTCTACTGGAAAGACCGCGACAGGCCGGTCATCTTCTCAGCCACCGTCATCACCCTCTCCAGCCTCGGCACGGTCGACCTCGCATGGCAGGGCACAACCCTCGCCGGCATCAACTACCTCGGCAGCTACTCGCCGACCGCTGGTGACGTGGTCGCGGTCATCTTCCCGCAGTCCGGGTCGATGCTCGTCCTCGGCAAGTACGGCACCGGCGCCGGCGGGCTCGGCCCGAACCTGCTACCCAACCCGTCGTTCGAGCTCGGCGTCCCGGGCGCGGTCCCGTCATCCTGGTCGAACTTCTGGTCCGGCACACCAGGCCATCAGAAGATCGACAACACGGTGGCCCACACCGGCGGGCAGTCCGCGAAGTTCGACCTGACTGGCGTGCCCTTCGGTAGCCAAGTCCTCATGAACGTCGACGCCGTGTCCGTGGATGCGGGTGCCACGTATCGGGTCGGCGCCTGGTACAAAGCCAACGCCGCCGACGCTAGTCACCTGACAGCTCAGGTCACGATCGTCACCGCCGCGACCGCAGTCGGCGCGCAGCCGTTCGGGGTCGGCTCCAACACGTTCAACGTGTCATCCACTAGCCCGGGCACGCCGTGGGTAGAGGTCGCCGGCACGCGGACGATCCCAGCCACAGACAACTACGCCCGCGTCTTCGTCTACGTCATCACCACATCCGGTTTCACCGTCGCCAACGTGTGGTGCGACGACGTGTCCCTACGCCACCAGTGAGAGGCACCAACTCATGACGCAACTCCTGTCGCCGCTCACATCCACCCCGTACCCGACGACCTCCAGCAACGCGATCACGGACCTGCTCGAAGTCCCGGACGCGGTCCTGTGGATCGAGAAGTACGTGACGATGCGGTTCGCCACCACGGCCGCCCGCGACGCTGCGATCCCCGTCCCCGAAGACGGAATGATGGCCTACATCGTCGCCAACCCGCGGCAGCTGTTCATCTACAACGGGCTATCGACGGCATGGGAGCTCGTCTGGCAGGGCGGCGGCTGGCTGACCTGGACAGTAGTGTCTGCATCCGGTCTGACCCTCGGCAATGGGACCATCACTGGCCGATACCAGATCGACAAGAAGACGTGCCGGGCGCAGTTCGCGCTCACCTTCGGGTCGACCACGGCGTTCTCTGCCGCGCCGCTACTCCTGAACCCGGTGGCAATCTCGACGACGGGCTATGTGGGGCAACAGAACTGCGGCGTCGCAACCCTGTTCGACACGTCCGCTGGCACGGCCGGCAAACTCATGGGCGGCATCTTCGTCAACTCCACGGCGTCATCTGGCGTTGGCTCGTTTGGTATCGCTTCGAGTGGTGGGCAGATCAACGCGACGATCCCGTTCACTTGGGCGACCGGTGACATTCTCTCGGGCAACCTTGAGTTCGAGACGACCTGATGCCCGTCATGGACTGATGGCGTACAGGTGGTAGGTGCCGTTCTGCGCGGCACCGTTCCCGTTGAGGGCGTAGGTCAGCGACGGGTGAGCCTGCTCCATGTGGGAGTGGACGGCGTAGGTCCATGCGCCGGTCGTGGCGACCGTGGTCGGCGCGGACCAGACGCCCGCACTGTTCGTGGTCGCGGTCACGATGTCGGAGCCGACGATGTCAAACCGCTTCGTCCACAACCGAAGATGCGTGGACTCTTTGACTACGGCGACGTCGGTCCCGGCGCCCCACGAGTCGTCGAGGATCTTGGTGCTGCCGGACCATGCGGCGAGGTTCCCGAGCGACCCGAGCGGCGCGGTCCAGGCGAGGACATCCTTGCCGTAGGAACCTGCGACGGCGCGGGTGCCGTAGATGGTCCAGCCGGTGGACTTGCGGACGGCTGAGGACCCGCCCATGGCTGCGGTCGTGCTGGTCTGGGAGAGGACTGCGAACGTCTTGGCGTTGTAGGTAACTGCCACCGTCCCTGTCCCGTGGGAGCCGAACGTCGAGCCGTCTGCGGTCTGCTCACCCCACAGGATGACGAGGTGACCACCGTCGATGGCCGCGGCGCCGGGCCAGTACCAGACGGACCCACCTGTCGAGGGCTTGAACTCGCCCGGCAGCAGCGCGAACGATGCGCCGCTCTGCACAGCGGCGGCGTTGCGGCCGATGAACCCATTACCTGCCGCGTTGACTTGATCGCCAAACAGCCACAG